CAGGAAAAATTAGATTATTTTAGGCACAGCAGAAGGGCAACGTTATTTTAATGGAAGTTGAATTAATTAATAAAATGGGAAGTGACCTATCAGTAGTAAATGCTGCTAGAGTTTATTTCAATAAAAGAAAATTTGCGTGGGAAGAAAAAGATGAGAAGTTAATAAAATATTTAGCTAAACATAATCATTGGTCACCATTTGCTCACGCCTCATTATCATTTAGAATTAAAGCACCTGTCTTTGTAGCAAGACAGTTAGTAAAACATCAAGTGGGTCTAGCGTGGAACGAAGTGAGTAGAAGATACGTAGATCATAAACCAGAATTTATGATACCATTTATGTGGAGAAAGAGACCAGAAGAAAGTATTAAACAAGGTTCAAGTGATGAAGAAGTACCTTATGATATTATGAAGTTAATAAACATTGCAACAGAAACTTATGATGATATGTTAGAGGAAGGTATTGCTCCAGAGATGGCAAGAATAGTATTGCCTCAATGTATGATGACCGAGTGGATATGGTCAGGCACTTTATATGCTTTTGCTAGAGTATGTAATTTAAGAGACCACGATAATGCTCAATCAGAAACAAGAGAGGTTGCAAAGGAAATTTCAGGGAATATTAAAGACCATTTCCCTATCAGTTGGAAGTATTTAAAAAATGAAGACTCACACAGTTGATTTAGCAATTACAAATTTATGTAATGCTAGATGTCCACAATGTCAAAGAACAGATATTGTAAATAATTTAAAAACTAAAGAATATTTACCATTAACAACTTGGTCACTTGCAGATTTTCAAAAAATGTTTCCAAAAGAAAGTTTAGATGATATAGAAAATTATAGTTTCTGTGGTCTTTGGGGAGACCCTTTAATGGCAAAAGATATAGGAAGAATATGTCATTATATTATTGATAACTCAAAAGCAAAAATTATTATAACAACAAATGGTAGTATTCGTAAAGAAGAATTTTATTTAAACCTTGGCAATTATTGTGGTAGAAGATTGTCAATGGTTATAGATGTAGATGGCATTGATGAGCAAATGCACCAGAAGTATAGAAGAGGAACATCATTGAAAAAATCATTGGCTGCATTGAGAGCATTATCACAAACAAAAGCCATACCACTATCTCAAACAGTATTATTTAAACATAATGAAAAACATAGAAATGATATAAAAAAATTATGCTTAAATAATGGTTCTCATTACCACGTATCTTATCCATCAGATAGATTTACTGTCAATACTTATTTTCCTAATGCAAAAAATATTGATAGATTTTATTTTACCAATGAAGATGGTGAAAGAGAATTTTTAGAGAGACCAGAGTCAGCATGGCGAGCAGGAACGAATGAATAAAAGAGATATTAAAGAAAGTATATTAGATGTTGGTAGTGGATTTTTCCTTGCTGTATTAATACAGTTATTAATATTTCCATTATTTGGTTTAAGGGTTACAATATTTGAGAATTTTCAGATTGCTTTAATATTTACAGTTGTTTCAATGACAAGGTCGGCTATATGGAGATGGTATTTTAGGAAGACTAGATGAAGAAAATAATTTGTCAATGGAAAAGAGATGGGAAATGTATTGTGCAACCTGATGGACAAGTTTTCAGATGTTGTTATTTAAAAATACACTTTGAGAGAAACTCCTTTAAGGCAAAAGAACATCCTATTATGAAAGAGTATTTGGACAATATAGAGGATCACAATGTAAAAAATAAAACATTAAAGACTATTTTAAATAGTAAATGGTTTACAAAAACATTACCTGAAAGTATTAGCGATGGTAATTATGATACAGCACCATCAATGTGCCAAAGAAAGTGTATGGTGAAAGAATAAATATGTACATGGCTATATCAAAAGAATCATACCTAGACCTTAAGGCTTACTGGGATTATCAAAGATTAAAAGAGTATAATAAAGAACTTTTAAAATTCAGATTAAATAAAGTAAGAGGCCACGCCTTTACACCAATGGGACCAATAGATCCTATCACTATGTTTGAAGACATATGGGTGAATATAAAAGAAGAAGATTTAGAACAACCTAAACCTGGTTGGGTACCACAAGATGAAAAGTTACGATTCGAATGGGAAGGTGAACCTGATAATACAGTTAAATTGCCAAAATATAAAGGAAGACCAGTTATGTTAAGGGCAAAAGGATATGAGGATAACGATATATAAGAGATATAATAATTATGTATCACAAGATTTTTTACCTAAAGAGCTTGACTTTGTTAGAGAATTTTGTTATAATAATAATATTAAATATTATATTATAAGTTACAATGATAAGGAGATGTTAGAATATGAAGGACTACCTAAAAGAAATAATTAAAGAAACAGGTAATGAATACGCTACACTAGTAAGTGAAGGCGTTGAAGCAGGAGATGTATCTAGTTATATTGACACTGGTTCATATACCTTTAATGCTCTACTTTCAGGTTCAATTTTTGGTGGATTGCCATCAAACAAAATCACTGCAATCGCAGGAGAAGCTGCAACAGGTAAAACTTTTTTTGCTTTAGGTATTGTAAAATCATTTTTAGATAAGAATAAAGAGGCAGGTGTAATATATTTTGAATCAGAAAGTGCCTTAACAAGAGATTTAGTTGAAGCTCGTGGTATTGATAGTAAAAGAATGGTCATAGTACCAGTTGCAACTGTACAAGAATTTAGACATCAATCAATCAAAGTGATTGACAAGTATATAGAGCAAGAAGAATCAAAAAGAAAACCAATTATGTTTGTATTAGATAGTTTAGGAATGCTATCAACTACAAAAGAAATGACAGACACAGCCGAAGGAAAAGAAACCAGAGATATGACAAGGTCACAAATTGTCAAGGCTGCATTTAGAGTTTTAACATTAAAGTTAGGTAAAGCAAAAGTACCAATGATAATGACTAACCATACCTATGATGTTATAGGTTCAATGTTCCCACAAAAAGAAATGGGTGGTGGAAGTGGATTAAAATATGCTGCTTCAAATATTGTTTATCTATCTAAAAGAAAAGAAAAAGATGGAAAACAAGTTATTGGAAATGTGATACATTGTAAAAATTATAAATCAAGGCTTACAAAAGAAAATGCTATGATTGATGTAAGATTAACCTATGATAAAGGTTTAGATAAACACTATGGGTTGTTAGATTTAGCAATCAAATATGATATATTTAAATCAGTATCAACAAGGGTTGAACTACCTGACGGAAGTAAACAGTATGCTAAAACTATCAATAATGAACCTGATAAATTCTTTACTAAAGATATTCTCGCTCAAATTGACAAGGCAGCCAAAAAAGAATTCCTTTATGGCACAGAATAGATATGTCTTTGCTCAAAGAGATGTGGATGACTTCAGCTGCATAAAAATTGTAGAAGGAGAATACAGCGGGATCATATACACTTATGGACACGTAAAGTTTGCTAGTGAAGAAAATACTAAAGGTGAGTTGCCAATGAAATTTGATTATGATATAAAGAAGAATCCTAATAACATTGATACAACTACTGAAGGATTTAGAAACTACATTGGTGATATATTAATTGAGGTAGTAGAAAAACAATTAGAAAATGGAACAATCAGATTTAACAAATAAGTATATAAGAACTTATCATAATGTTTTGACAAAAGAAAACTGTCAGCATTTAATAGATAAGTTTGAAGACTCTTCCTCACAATGGGTTAAAACAGATTTAGATAATCATAGACACTTTACAGAAATCAACTTAAATTTACACAAGGATTGGCAAGAGTATGCCACATTATTATTTGAGAAGTGTAGATCACTTGTTGACAAATACCGAAAAGATGTTAAAATAGATTCTATAAAACAATGGCCAGAAAAGTTTGGCTTTGAACAGATAAGATTTAAGAAATACGAAGATAATGATAAAGATGAGTTTAGAGAACACGTTGATGTTATAGATTACAATAGTGCTAGGAGATTTTTAGTTATATTTTTATATTTAAATAAAAATGATGGAGGCGATACAACATTTACAGATTATAATATTAGAGTTAGACCAGAAGCTGGTAAGGCTCTTATGTTTCCCCCATTGTGGACTTACCAACATACAGGTGAGAAACCAAAAAATCAACCAAAGTATCTTGTAGGAACTTATCTTCATTATGTCTAATCAATTTGAAAAAACACTTTTATCCAATTTAATATATAACGAAGAATTTACAAGAAAGGCTTTGCCTTTTATTAAAGAAGAATTTTTTCAAGATAGGAATGAAGTTGTATTATTTAATATCATAAATGGCTTTGTTATTAAGTATAATAATCTTCCATCAAAAGAAGCCATATCAATAGAATTATCAAACCTTAAATCACTTACCGAAGATGAGTTTAAAAATATAAACTCACTGTTAAATACTTTACAACAAGAGGAAGTTGAACAAAAATGGTTGTTAGATACAACTGAAAAGTGGTGTAAAGACCGTGCTGTTTATAATGCTGTATTAAAAGGTATTAAGATTATAGATGGTAAAGATAAGAAACATACACCAGAAGCAATACCAAATATATTATCAGACGCTCTTGCTGTTTCATTTGACCAACATATTGGACACGATTATTTAAATAATTCAGAGGAACGATTTGAATATTACCACAAAGTAGAAGAAAGAGTTAAATTTGATTTAAGTTATTTTAATAGAATTACAAAAGGTGGTTTACCACCAAAAACTTTGAACGTTGCATTAGCAGGAACAGGTGTTGGTAAATCTTTGTTTATGTGCCATTTAGCTGCGTCTATGATAAGTCAAGGCAGGAATGTATTGTATATAACTTTAGAAATGGCTGAAGAAAGAATTGCTGAAAGAATTGACGCAAATTTATTAGATGTAACAATTGATGACCTTTATGATATGCCTAAATCAATATATGACAGTAAGGTTAACAAATTACAAAATAGAGTACAAGGTCAATTAATTATTAAAGAATATCCTACAGCAGCTGCTCACACAGGACATTTCAAAAATTTACTTGATGAACTTGCATTAAAGAAATCTTTTAAACCAGATATAATTTTTATTGATTATCTAAATATATGTTCAAGTAGTAGATTTAAAGGTGGTAATATATCATCATATTTTTATGTTAAAGCAATCGCTGAAGAATTAAGAGGATTGGCTGTAGTTTATAATGTACCAATTGTATCTGCTACACAAACAACAAGAACTGGTTATATGTCCAGTGATGTGGGTTTAGAGGATACTTCAGAAAGTTTTGGTCTTCCTGCAACAGCAGATTTTATGTTTGCTCTTATATCAAATGAAGAATTAGAAGAACTTAATCAGATGAAAGTTAAACAATTAAAAAATAGATACAATGATCCTGCAATCAATAGAGCATTTATCATAGGTGTTGATAGAGCTAAAATGAGATTGTATGATGTAGAACAAACAGCACAACAGATTGTAGATAGTAATCAGGAATCAAAAGAGAAGATAGAAAAACCATCAGGTCCACAACCAACTGAATCTGCTTATGATAAATTTTCAGATTTTAAAGTATGATTAAAAAGATGAACAAACCTGCAAGAAAAAGAAAACCATCCATCTATTATAAAACAGAAATGGTTAAAGTAAAGAATAAGATTTTATGGCGTGCTGTAGAAATGCCAAGTAAGTTAGTATTAAAAGAGTCATTTTTTGAAGAAGACGTTAAAAAACTTGTTAAGTTTCAAAACCAACATAAGACATTTGGTGTATTTGGATTCCCTACATTCTTTGATATAAGAGAATCAAAAGAACAGTTATTAGATAACGGCAAATCATCATATAATCACCCTCCAACTACAAGAGGTCGTAGATAGACATACATAAATATATGTATGGCAGACTTAACAACATTAGCAGAATCATCACAGGCATTGTTTTGTTCATTAGCAGATTACATAGGTGCTCAAAAAACTAATGAATTATTTGACCCTAAAAAGTATCCTGATTATACAGAATTTAGAAATAAAATAAAAAGCACTACTTTAAAGGCAGCTCATAAGAACATTGAAACACCTGGTGTATTACTAAACGATTTAGAATTATTTTTAAAGAAAGATACTAAATGGTACGTATCATCTTTACAGATTGCAAAAAAATTAATCAACGACATAACTAACATAGATCCTGATTTTAAAATCGCTAGACAAGGCTTTCAGGATATATTCTACTATAGAGGCGACAAAGATATAATGGGTACTATAGAGAAGTTATTTAAGATTGCAAATAAGTCAGGCTATAAATCACAAACTAAATATGGTAATCTAAACAAATGGAATCCTGCAGACATATATCTTGCAACAAATAAAGCTAAAAAAGCACTATACGAAGAACTAAAAGGTGCAAAAGAAAAAATCTATACTTTTCAAAATCTTAACATCATTACATCTGATTTAATAGATAGTGGTGATTTATTTCCTTTATCACTTAAAAAGACAACAAAAGAAGCCACACTACAAATGGTAAACTTTGATAGAAAAGAAGAAATAAAGTATATTAAAAAAGTTGCTATACAAGGTGTAACAAATTGGCAACCATATAAGATGGTCAAGTATCCTGCAAAAGGTAATACAAGAGATATGAGAGTACTACTAGAGTCTGGTGGTGAAATAAAATTAAGACACGATCCTAGTGCAAAAAGATTTGTTGCAGAAGCTATATTCTCAAAGGCAGAAGCAAGAGGTGGTTCAATTGGTTCTATAAAAGTATTATCAGAAATTATACACTTTGTAAATCCATATGTTGCAAAACAAATACTTGACAAATATAAAAAAGGTGAAGAAAAATACTTTGCCGCATTAAAAAAGATAGAATATTTACGAAAAGATAAAAAGAGATTTGATTATGAGAGAGGTGCTATAAGTGCTATATGTGTTATCAACGAAGTTATGCCTATACTTAAAAAGTTTTTTAAAGAGAATAAAAAAGACGAGGCCAATAAGGCTTTAAGATTGATGTTTGAGTACATAACATCAAGGACTCCCCTATCAGGTAAATTTGTAATAGCAAAATAATATAAATAGTCTAGTAACTAGTGATTTATTAATGGAATAAGTGGCTTTTGCTTGACAAAAAGCAAGGGGAATGATATAATGGATATAGTGGGAGAAAAATGTATAGTTTTAAACAATATTTGAGTGAGTCAAAAAATACTCATTTAGAACATTTAGAAGACGAAATAATTAATAACGGCTATGAAGGTGGCCTCAATGCAGTAGCATTTCTTAAATCATTAAGAGGTATGCTGACAGGTTCATCACGTAGAAAATTAAACGTGTCCGTTAAGTGGGATGGTGCACCAGCAGTATTCTGTGGTATCAATCCTGAAAATGGCAGATTCTTTGTTGGATCAAAATCAATATTCAACGTAACCCCTAAAATCAATTACACACAATCAGACATAAGCAGAAATCACTCTGGTGGTTTAGCTGCTAAATTAAACATAGCATTAAGAGAATTACCTAAACTTGGTATCAAAGGTATTGTACAAGGTGACTTGTTATTTACCCCAGCAGATATTAAGTCGGTATCTATAAGAGGTGAAGACGCTATCGCATTTACACCTAATACTATAACATACGCTGTACCTGAAAATACTTTACTTGCTAAAAGAATTAAAAGAGCAAAATTAGGCATAATTTTTCACACTAGTTACACAGGAAAGAAAATGTCAAATCTAAAGGCAGGCTTTGGCGTCAATGTAAATCGTTTTACAAAGACGCCATCGGTATTCTTTTCTGACGCAAGTTATAAAGATACATCAGGTGTTGCTACATTTACATCCAGCGAGTCTGATTCATATGACGCTCAATTAAGAATGGCAATAGGTTCATTATCAAAAGGTAAAAGAATATTAAATTTATTAAAAAGACAAACCAATCTGTTATCAGTTGGTGCTAGATTAAAAATATTTTTTAATGATTATGTAAGACGAGGCAAAACAATTGGTGATGTTAGAAGATTACAATCAGATTTTAGAAAATATTATGCGTCTGTTTTAGATGATGAAATATCTAAAAGAAAAACAGCTACAACAAAAAGAAAATATGAAATGATTAAAAATGATGGATTGAAATTCATTGACAGTTACGATACTGAAATCTACTTTGCTATTGCTAGTTATGTGACTTTACAAAGAGTTAAAGATTTTGTAGTAAGAAAAATGAATCAAATTAAATCTATTGGTACCTTTTTACAAAGAGGTAATGGATTTGAAGTAACAAATCCTGAAGGTTATGTTGCTGTAGATAAAATGGGCAATGCAGTTAAACTGGTAGATAGGTTAACGTTTAGTACGGCAAACTTTACGATTTCCAAGAATTGGATAAGAGGATAAATGATTAATGAAAGGTTTTAGAGATTTTATATTTGAACAAATAGGTCGTATGAGAATTATCATATTAGGTGGACCAGGTTCAGGTAAATCTACTTATGCAGAATACTTAATTAAACATTTTGATATAACACATATCTATCCAGGTGATTTGTTAAGAAAAGAAGTAGAAAAAAAGAGTGAAATAGGACTACAAATAAAAGATTTAATGACAACAGGTCAGTTTGCTCCTAATGAGATTGTTTTAGAATTAATAAAAAGTAAAGTTGAACAATCTCCTAAAGGTTATGTATTAGATGGATGGCCAAGATATATGCAACAAGTTGAAGATATGCAAAAGGCAGAAATAGGTTATGATTGTGCAGTATTTTTAAATGTAAGTAGAGAAGAAATTATGAGAAGATTGTTAGCACGTGGTCGTGCTGATGATACAAAAGAAATTATTAATGATAGGATTGCTTTATATAAAAAAGAAACAGGACCTGTGGTAGAATATTTAAGAGATAAACCAGGGTTTATAGAAATTAAAGCAGAAGGAGAACCTGAAACTGTCGCAAAAGAAATAATAAAGAGTATAGAGGACAAAAAGTATGATTAAGAAAGTAAAAAGTTTTATGCAAAATATATCTGAAGGTTTATATGACCCAGCTATATTTAAAGCATTCTTCTTAGCGGGTGGTCCTGGTTCAGGTAAATCATTTGTTGCACACTCTGCTTTTAGAGGCACTGGATTAAAAGTAGTTAATTCAGATGGTCATTTTGAAAGAAATTTAAAGAAAGCAAATTTGTCATTACAAATGCCAGATAGCGAATTATATTTTAGAGATTTAATTAGAAGACAGGCAAAGAAAATAGCCATAACACAACTAGACTCGTATGTTCAAGGAAGATTAGGTTTAGTTATTGATAGTACAGGAAGAGATTATGAATCTATTGCTAGACAAGTTGCTATATTAAGACAAATGGGTTATGATTGTTATATGGTATTTGTTAATACAAGTTTAGAAGTTGCATTGGCAAGAAATGCTAGACGTGAAAGAAGTATACCACAATTAATAACAAAGACAAGTTGGGAAGGTGTACAAAGCAATATGGGTAGATTTCAAAAACTATTTGGCCTTGGCAATTTTCTTGTGGTAGATAATAATAAATCAGATTTAGAATTAACAACGCTTACAATGAATAGGGTAAGCAAGATAGTAAATAAATATATTAGACAACCTATCTCTAGTTATATAGCAAAGAGATGGATGGCAGGAGAGAGAAAGGCAAAAAGAAGATAGATGAGATTTAAAGACTTTATAAAAGAATCTATTATAGACATACCAAAACAGACGTATGCTAAACCTGTATTTGATAAAGCAGATACAGATAAACCTACAATAAAGCCTGCAGTTAAAAAACAAATATTAGACGGAATTAAAACATTTGAAAAATTTGGAAAAGTAGTTAAGTATACCTTAATTGGTTCAATACTAACTAAACAATATAGAGATGACGCCGACCTTGATGTAAATATACTATTTGACATTCCTGGTTCACAAGCAGAACAGGAAAAAGTCCACGATAGTATAAGAGAATATCAAGGAGAGATAAATGGTAAAGTAATACCAGGCACAAAACATCCTATCAACTACTTTTCTATCATAGATCCTGCAACATTTAGTAAGGCTCGGGACATGGCTGATGGTACTTTTGATATTGACACTAACAAGTGGATCAGAAGACCAGAACCTGGTAAATTTGAGCCAGAAAAATACGTTGCGGATTTTCAGAAGCACGTTTCTGAAATAGATGTTGTTAAAGGTGAACTCGCAAGGGATATGATTGATTATGAGGAACTAAAAGGTCTGACAAGCTCCGACATTGATAACTTGTCAAAATTAGTATCCGAAAAGTTAGATGAAATTAAATCTTCTATTAACACGTTAATTGATATTGGCGCTAAGACAATTGCAAACCGAAAGGCTGCTTTTGATAAAGATATGTCGCCAGACGAAATCAGAAAGTTCGGTGTGAAGAATCGACTTCCAAAAAACGTGACCTATAAAATGTTAGAAAAGTATCATTATCTCAAATTTTTCAAAAAGTTGACAGACATTATGGAAGACGGTAAAATTACACCAGACGAACTGAAATCACTATCAAAAATAAAGGAAGCGGCTGGGGGTAAGTCAATAGCATTTACCTTCGGTCGCTTTAATCCACCAACAATTGGACACGAAAAACTTATTAATAAAGTTGCAAGTGTCAGAGCAAATAATTATGTAATTTATTTAAGTAGATCGGAAGACTCAAGTAAAAATCCATTATCTGCTAGAACTAAATTACAATCAATGAAGCAAATGTTTCCTAGACACGCTAGAAGTTTTGTAGTTAATCCATCTAATATGATTTTAGATATTGCTACTGATTTAGATAAAAGAGGATACAATGATATTACAATGGTTGTTGGTAGCGATAGAGTAAGAGAATTTGATACTATCTTAAAGAAATATAACGGCGTAAAAAGCCGACACGGAAAATATAATTTTGATAGTATAAAAGTAGCTTCAGCAGGAGATAGAGATCCAGACGCTGAAGGTGCTTCAGGTATGAGTGCTAGTAAAATGAGATCAGCTGCAAGTCAAAAAAACTTTGCAATGTTTAAAAAAGGATTACCATCCAACTTTGCTAGAACTAAAAACGCACAAGACCTATTCCGAAACGTTAGAAAAGGAATGAACTTGGCTGCATCCATAGATCACGGTGCAGGTGCGTATAGATTTAAACCATTTATAACTGCCTCTACAAAAGGGGAGTTAGAAAGAATGACATTAAGGGACAAGTATATTTCAGAGCATTTATTTGATGTAGGAGATATAGTTGACGATACAGATAATAATATAACTGGTGTCATTATAAGAAGAGGAACAAACTATGTAACTTTAGAAGATGTTGATATGAAGTTACACAAAGCTTGGTTGTATAATATAATGGAAACTCCTGTTTATCCTGTTAAGTTAGAGGAAAGAGCAAGAAGATTGAAAGAAGAAATAGACCAACCTAAAGACAAAGGATTAAAAGATTCAAATGAACTTGCAGGTTTTAAAATAAAAACTAAAGCAAGTAAAAACACTAAACGATTTAAAGAAATTTATGGCGAATTAAAAACAAAGAGAGATAAGAGTGAAAAAGAACCTAGCGCAAGAGGTACAGAATTTGTACCTGATAATACGCTTGGCTTGTCTTTTACAGATCAAGTACCAGAAGCTTATGATATTGGGCATGATTACGCAAAATATAATTCTTCAATAACGCCAGGTGAAAAACATTACAGTCCCAAGTTTCAAGGTGGTCCTTATAAACCAAGCAAACATAGTGATAATTTAATCAACGTTAACGCAAATAAGGATAATGAAACAATGAAAAGTAAAGTTGAACTAAAAGATATAGAAGAATGGGCAAGTAGCAAAGAAACAATAGATAAATATAAGGAACGTTATGGGGAAGAATGGAAGTCAAAAATAGAAGAAATTTATAACAAAATGTTTAATAAAGTAATAGATACAAACGAAAATATGCTAGAAGGCAGAATGAAAGACATCGCTATTGACCTTAAATCAAAGGAAGAAGGCGGGTTAGAACCAGAACATTTTAAAAGAAAATATCAGAAATCTAAAGCAGATATGGAGAGAGATTTAGGCACACCACCAAGTGGAGTTAAGAAGTCATTTAAAGAATTTTGGGCACAATCGGAGAGTAAAAATGAGCAAGTATAAAACAACTTGGCACGATATTGCTAAAGCAATATTAAGAAAAGAAGAATTTATTACTGAAGAACAATTAATAGAACAAGATAAACAAGATATACAAGAATTTTCAAGGTCTCAATTAGACGCTTTGGCAAGACAATATTCAGACCTTAAAGGCAAAACTATATCTATTGATAATGCAAACAAATTAAGAAAAATTTTTGATAAGATACCTAATCATTTTTTAAATGATTTAAGAAAAAAACATATACCTTTCTTATCAGGCTTGGCATTATCTCGTATGGTACAAAAAGGTATACCTGTTAGAGAAGATACTGATTATTTAAAAAGTAAATTAAATACACACCAAATAAACAATATCAAAAATACATGGAAGAGTAAGAAGGCTTCAGATGTAACTCCTGCTGTTAAAGCAATGATTAAGAAGATGGATATACCTACGCAGTTGGCTATTAAAGCGGCAGATATACCACACATTTCAAAACTAGTAGAAGATATGGCTGTTAGAATAAAAAATATTAAAATGCCACCAAATACTGGTGGTGAGGTGCCTAACTCTATTATAGTTAATGTACCAGCAGGTAAGGATCCAAAAGAAGTTGGCCGTGGAATTTTAAAGAGAATGACAGGTAAAGTACCAACTAGTTTTGATGTAGTTAAAGAAGACGCTTCTGACATGGTACAAGCGAAAGCGGCAGGAACACAAAAGAGAATAGCAGATTTGACAACAAATATAAATGATAAAGAAGATAGGGCAAGAAATATAAACCCTGGTGATAAAAATAAAGTTGCAATTCATAAAGCAGATATTAATCATATGAAATTGAAACTTTCAGACTTAAAAGATAAGTTAAGAACTGATAGACATAAGAGAGCTATGGCGGCTCAAAACGAACCTGAAACAGATACTTCAGGTAAACCTAATAAGAAAAAGGAAATTACAGAAAATGAATAAGAAATACTTTGAAACAAAGTCTGGCAGCTTAGAAGAAATTTCTACAAAGATTACTACCGAGCAGCCAACAATAACAAAAGAAAAACCAAAAATTAAATTGGAAAGAAAAACATACTTTGAGAATAAACCAGGATCACTAGAGGACGCTGCTGCCAAAGTCGTTAGTGAAGGTAAAGAACTTGAAGAAGTATTAGATGAAGCGTCACCTACAATTGCAAAAGTAAAAGATATTGTAAAAAATAAACAAGCAATAAAAATTGATGGTACAACAGTAGATTTATTTACTGCTTCTGCTATTTCACAAGTTTATGACAAAGTAAATGATGTTAATA